AGAATTAAATTTAATATTTTGTGCAGCGCCACCTTTGGTATAAAGGTTAACACGATCAATAAAATTCATATCATTTAAATCGGTACCGTTGGTGCCGAAAAAATCTTTATCGATTAGTTCTTTATAGGCCCTAATAAACGAGGTTCGGATTCCTGGATATTTGGTTTTGATTTTTCTTTCGATACGAGAATCTTCCAACACATTCATAATGGACATTGGAATCTTTTCTTCGTGTGCTTTGGTCATTCCACTTAATGGAGTGTAGAGAGCATGGCCAACTTCATGACCCATAAAAAGGTCATAAAGATAACCCGAAATATCTTTATCTAAAATAGGTACGGTTAATACACGATTTTTAACATCGAAAGAGGCAGTTTGCACATTGCGCTGTTCGATGGTTAAATTTTCAGTAGCCATTAGTTTGGCTAGTAGTGATTTAGAATGAATTAGTTCCATGAGTTCTCCGAGTTAATAATCCATTATCTCACAAATATCGCTTACCGTCAAGAAATATTTGGCCAAGTGTTGTTTTTATACAACATATCGACTATTGATACATTTCTTTCATTTTTTGATAGTTGGATTGATCTTTTTCGAATCCGGACAATACTGCCCATTTGCGAATTACTGAATCCAAAGCTTTCCAACTAGGAACTCCATCTTCATTTACGGGTGTATCTAACCAAATGTAGTGTCCAATATCATTCATGCTTCTTTCCTTCATCTTTATCAAAAATTTGTTGCTCAATCGATGCTGCCAAATCTTCGGCAAGCTTAGGATTGAACTTTACTAAAAAATATGCTACATCAGCTGCATCGATGTGACGCATATTATATAAAATTTCATCAATTCCTCGATGAATCTGATTTTCTTCCCATTGTGCTAACATAATTTCCTCATTGTATAGTAAAATTCTCATTGGATGTGACAGTTGAGCCTCTACTTTTAGCTAAACCGACTGACTCCAACCATTGTAACTCAATTTCTAGCTCTTTGGCACTCAAATTGCGCAAGTATTCCTTATATTCTTGCCATTCTTCTGTATTTAACACTATAATACCTCATTCTTTCGACCAAAACCTGCTGGATTCATTCCAGGAGTGACATAAACGTAGTTTCCTTTGTGTAAAGGTGCTACACAAGTACCGGTGTAGTCAATTTTCTCTCTTTCGACCAAGGTCATCTTGTGATAATCCTTCATAATTCCCGATTTTGTGAGTGCTCCTCGAAATCCTGTGTCTAAACTGGCAATCTTTGGAGTTTCTCGACCTGCAGGAATAGAGGAAAGATATCCTGTAAGAGTTTTACTCTTGGATGTCGGAATAGTAGTTTTGGGAGAGATTAATTTAATCGATGCTAGCCATTCTTCGTGTTGCAACTTCTTGGCTTTTGAAACTTTGCGTTTCTTCGATTTTGGAATATAACCATAAATTAACATAACATTTCTCCATAAGAGAAACCATTATATTACAGATTACATTTGGTGTCAATGGTTGTGTTGTAAAAAAACAACATTAATACCAATACCATTTATTTTAAACGGCAGCATACCTACTTATATCAAAAATTCAAAAAAGGTTACTTTATTTTGGTAAACTTCTTTTCGATTTCTTCTTCGGTGTAAGCATCCTCATATTCCCAATTTTTTAACTGCTTTTTAATTTCGGGATGCTCCGTGGTACGCTTCTTGCTATTTAAAAAATTCTTAGCGTAACTATAATCATCTTTGTAATCTTGATCTTTTCTAAACTTACCTACAAACTTCGTCAACTTACTTCTCCTATTTCATGGTTTCAAAAGTTATGCCTCGAATTTTACTTTCTGGCATATTATGCATATCATCCGCTGAAATATAGGTAATATCAGCATGAGGATAACAAATTTTTACAAGTTTTAACAACTGGCAAATTGTACCATCAGAATCATTGAATGAGAAGATTTCATCAACACACTTCAGGTTTTTTATAATTTCACGGCGAGTGTCATACGATTGGACGTATCCACCTTCAGACCATTGCATCCACCAATCAGAATGGATTCCAACAACGAGCCAATCTCCTTTGGTTTTGCATTTCTTTAAAAATTTAAGTTCTTCTAGCGTTAGTGGATCATAGGTTCCACAAACAATAACAATTCGGTCTTTTTCGAACATTATGGTAATAGATTTGGAAATGCCTCTTTTACAAATTTATAATCTAAACCCCTAACTCCTAAATCTTTTCGTAAAATACCAACAACTACTTCGGCCTCACGGGGTTCGATTGACTCCAATAACTGCAATAACAATTGATTACGTTTTTCTGGTGTTAATTTCTCAGCATCAGGATTGTTTTTTTGAACCAAATAAAGCTTTCGTATTTCGGTTGACAATTGACATTGTGAAAGTCCAGGAATTTTATTTGTTTCTGGAATCTTATATCCCTCAGGCATATCGTGTATCAACCATTGACTATCTGGATGATAAGTTAATTGTAAAACATCCACCAGTAGTTTTGATAGGTTGTTTTCGATTACTGCCATTCTTTCTTTTTTATTATTAGCTTCTTCAAACTCATCAAACACTTCATACAGATTCTTCATTAAAATTCCTCAATCACTTCCATTAAATTCTTTAGTTTGTATTCCATGAAATAATTTAACAACTTATTTCTTTTGGCAGGTTGTGTTTCTTCATATGTATTTATAATTTTAGATTTGATATCACCAGGAATGAGCCTTAGGTCAATAAGTGTTTGGTTGCGTGAAAAACCAACTCTTGCGCTTGTATCTTCCCATTCACCATAGTTTTCAGCCAAATACTTTTCAATCACCTTTTGTGTAATTGGTTTCTGCCTTAGTTCACGAACAAAACAATCGGATGGTGAGAAAATGTTTGGAATACCATCACCCTTATCACCACGAATAATCTTCTCTTTTAACTCCAATAATGGGTCAATCGATTTAACATATTTCTTCTGTGAAGGATTGTATTGTTTAACATTAGCACCATACATTTGTAATTGTAAGAAATCTCCGTCACTAGATAGAATTAAAACTTTCTGGTGTGGTGCATAAATGGGAACTAATGTACCAATGATATCATCAGCTTCAGCACCTTCAACATCAATCACCTTGTATGGAAAGTTTTCTTTGAGTTCTATCTTAAATTTAGATAACATATCAAAAATAAGGTGCCAATCTAAATCCGACTTTTCACGGGTTTTCTTACGGCCAGCTTTGTAGAAAGGAAAGAATTCTTTTCTCCAGTATTTACGGTTATCACAACATAGTACCACTTCACCATACTCAGCTTTAAAATTCTTAATGTGAGTTCGAATGATGTTTAGTATCATGTGGCGAATTAGATTTTCATCTAGTTTGCCTTTTTGATTAGCGATTTGTGCCATAAGGCCCGCAAGTAATACTTGATTTAAGTCAATAAGTAACATAATATTTTAAAATGCCGTGTTGGTTGTTAATGAAACCCTTGTTTCATATGATTTATTGTTTTCAACCATATGTAAAACATATCCTGGAAAAAATACTAACTTTCCTTCTTCAGGAACAATCTCTTTAAATTTGAAACCTGTTCCCTTAGGTGTTATTGTCCAACCAAGTTCAGAATGTCCTAACGGACTAACCAATAAAAGATTACCACAGTTTGAAGGACTTTTAATATAATAAACTACAGCTAATGATGATTTACCGTGGCCGTGAACATTTAATCCTTCACCATATTTGTGCGTATTCACCCAACCTCTACCGAGTGAAATTTTAGGTTGATATTCTTTAGGATAATAATTCAAAACACATTCGGAAATATTTTTTATAATTTCATTTTTTAATGTGTTTAGATATTTTAGGTGTTTGGTATTTCTCCAAATGTCAATTTGACCAGTTTCTTCTCTTTCCCATTTATTATCCATAGATAATGTTTCTTGCAAGAGGTTTTGATTAAATTCGGTATCAAAATCGGTTTTTATTTCCCAAACCGGTGTAGACCACCATAGATGTTCAATTTTTTCCATAATATACCTATTATATCACGTTTCGTTGAGTTTGTCAAATATTTTTTGGATGAAGGCGGAAGAAGTGGTAGTTTTCCTAGCAAGGATACCAAACCAATGTGCTGGTATTAATTCGGAGATATATTCGAGTGGTGCTGCAAAAACGGCATCAAACCGATCAACATTGTCCAAAACATCATCCTCGATGTTATCTTTGAATAGTATGACATGATACTCATCTCCAAGGTCCGAACCACCTACCTTGATTCCTGGATTCTTATAGATGGCACCTTCGATGTGAACTGTATCCTTTTTAGGACCCGGTAAAAAAAAGTAGGCATCGAATTCTTCCTCAGTTAGTACCTTTAAGAAGTCTAGCATTGTATTCCTTGATATGTGATTTTCTGACTCGTACCATTATCCATGTATTGTAGTAATCTTCCGATTCCATAACACCACGAATAAACTGTTCTTTAGCTTCGAGATAACCACATTCTCCCTTGGACTGGCAAAGATGCAAAATTTCTCGACTAAAGTTTTCATGACCTAATGATAACACATCTTGCTTCAGTATGTCACTACTTCCATAGTAAGTTTGCCAATCACTTGGAGCTTTATACTTCTTTTTCTTACCTTTGACTTGCTTGGTTTTGGCAGAATAGAAAAATTTCTTGCCTATGTATTTCCTAC